TTTCTTCCAATAGTTAAATTGTTAGTATCAAAAGTTCCTGCATAATCTATGAATGAAATAAAATCACCGATCGCTGCTGATGTTGGAAGAGTTATTGTAAAAGCTGCACTTGTTGTATTAACAAAATATCCATTACCTGCTACAGCGTTCGCTGGATCTGCAGTAATTACTGCTTGCCAAGAAGCTCCACCAGAAATATCTCCAAATGATGCAGTAGTTCCATCAGTTGTTAAAACTTGTCCTGCAGTTCCCATAGTGATTCCACCGAAAGAAGTTCCACCATCATTGAATTGAATTTGTTTGTCACTTCCTCCTGGAGGAGATGCTAAAGAAACATCTTCTACATCAGTACCATTTGAATAAACTAATTTGTAACCTTTATCTGTTGTTGCAAAAGTAGGTCCTGTTCCAGAACTAGTTTTAATTTGAACTGTAAAAGAACCAGTAGTTCCATTTTCAAAAATATATGTTTTTTCAATTCCATCAGGAATACTAACTGTAATATTATCTGTAATAGTTCCTGTTAATTTTATAACAGCGTTTTTACCATTTGATAAAACACCATTAGTAAAAGTTAAAGCTGTGTCACCTGTTCCGCTAACAGTAACTGCTTCGTAACCACCGATTGCTTGTTGTAAAATATTTAAATTGGTGTTTGTAATATCACCCCATTCGCCAGCTTTTTCGCCGGTTACCATTAACTCTAGTTTGAGATCTGTAGAATAACTTGATGCCATAATTTTATTTCCTTAAAATACTTATTTTTATAATATTATGCGGCAGTGTCAACCTCATTCCAAGAGACACTTGTTCCGGTAGAAACTTCAGTATACGCTACTGAAGTGCCTGTGTCAACTTCTGTCCACACTTGAACGTTATAATTTCCAATAGCTATATTTAACTGATTTCCTGTTAATTCAACACTTCCAGAGATTGTAAAGGTAGCTGTTCCAACACCTACATCTAATCCTAATCCTGTTGGAGTAACATTTGCATCTGCAGTAATTGTTTCATTACCTAGACCAACATTAACTTGAACACTTGGTAAAATAACATCTGGACTTGGGTCTAAAATTCCTTCATCAACGGTTAAACCTAATCCGGTTACAGGGACATTAGCAACGGCCCCAACAAGAGTATTGCCTTCAGCAACATTTAATTGTGAACCTGTTATTGCTGAAATAGTATTTGCATCTAAAGTAGCATTACCTTCATCAACAGTTAAACCAATTCCAGTGACACTTAAATTAGCATCTGCTAAAATAATTGGTTGACCTAAATTTATATTAAGTTGTTGACCTTCTAAAATAACATCAGGTCTAGGATCTAGAATTCCTTCTTCGACAGTTAATCCATTACCTGTAACAGATGCAAAAGTTTCAGCAGCAGAAACTGCTGTACCTAAATTTGTATTAAGTTGTTGACCCGATACACCAACTTGAGTTGATATACCTACACCACCCCAATCTTGAGCGCCCCAAGTTAATCTTCCCCAACCTGTATTGATTTCAGTTGTAATAGTTTCATCACCAAGTGATGAATTTAATTGTAGACCAGTTACAGAAATATTAACGTCGGAATTTTCATTCCAAGCGTTTTGACCCCATGTGCCTATTCCGTATTCATTGGCCATAATAGGTTATCTCCTATTATGCGTTGCCGATTCTTAGAATAGCTGCTGAAGTTGTGTAAGCTGGAAACTGAATTGTGAAAGTTCCAGAAGTTGCTGTTTTATCAGAACCAAAATCTAATACTGCAACAGCTGCATTTGCAACTGTAGCTGAAGTATTATAAATTAAAGCTCCTCTTGCAGTTAATGTTACACCTGTGAAAGATAGATCGTTAAAGTCTGTAATTGCAACACCGCTAGCAACAGAAGTTCCAACATTTACTAATGCTCCACCACCTGCAGTGTATTGACCAGAGTTAGAAACTTCTCCAGTTGCAGTGTAGGCAGTAGTTGCTGAATTTAAAGTTGCAGAAGAAACACACAGAGCTAATTTGAAAACATCTCCTCCAGAAGATTTAAAGTTGTGCTCACCTTCAATAAGTTCTTTTTTGAAAGAATTTGCAACTGCTTGTGTTATAGCCATAGTTTACTCCTTAATTATTGTTTTGGAAGTCGAGGTGAACCACTATCGTATTCATCTCTTCTTCTTCTTCCCATTTGTTCTACTGTAAATCCTTCAAGTGCTTGCTTATATTTTCCTTCATAAAATTGGATCATATCAGCTGGACCTTTTAAGAATCCATAAGCCTCGACGAGACACGCATACAATAAGCCATTTGGGAATTCTGTACTTAAGTATGTAGTTGTATTTGTACTCGATAATCCATTTGGTTTCAAGATATAATTTATCTGCATATTATAATTTTGATCTGGTGTTGGAGCTATCACAATTGTGTTTTCATCCCAGTAACTGTAGTATTTTGGTAATCCTTGTGTTCCTGTTGGATTATACTCAGATATAAAATTAGTGTCTCTATACTCTAGAAACGAGCGGCTAGAGTTATCTGCACCACCTGTAGAATTAGTGATTTGCGCTGATCTTATAACTAATGTTTGGTCATTTACTAAAGGTGTATTTACATATCTTTGACCATTAACAATATCTGCTTGTGCATATTGTCTATTATTGTCAGAATCTACATCTCTTAAAATTCTAAATTCAGCATCTGATAAAAAACCATTAATAATAGTAGCTGTAAATACATTATCATCTACTTCTGTGTAATCTCTAATTTTTTGTACTAATTCATCGTATGTCATATTAACCTTGTAAGTTTACTGGACCAGCAGAACAATTGTCTCCTCCGCCACTTATATTACCATTTGTCGCTGTATTAGAACTTTGAAAATAATAATAATTTGTTGTGTTTGTTACATTACCACTTGAATCTATTTTTCCAACAGTAATTGTAAATCCATCTGAGTTACTTATATCTGATACATTATCAAAAGTAGGTACATTTTGATATCCATTAGGACTAGTAGGTCCTCTAAATCTTACTGTGTCTCCTGTTGATCTACCGTTGTTTGGTGAATAAACATTTACGTAAGTGTTTCCAGAATATTTAATTGTTTGAAATGGATTTGTTTGTAATAAAATTAAAACAGGAGGTTCTGTTCTATCAGGTCTAGCTTGAGCTAAGCCTTGTGGATCAGCTGTAAAAGGTTTTGGTTCTAGTTGAGGCTGCTTAGGTTCAAATTCAGAAGTGTGAACTCTTGCACCATTCCATTCAACAACCATTTCTTTATATGGAAAAGCCACACCTGATCTATCTGAAATAAATTGTGCATATTTTCCTTTTGATAAATTAGACATTAAGTTCCTGGGTAATATGTTTTAGGTGTTATAAAAGAACTAGAAGAAGAACCATCTTCTTGTAATGCTCTATTTAATTCATCTTCATATAATAATTTTAATTCTTGAGTTCTTTGTGGTGCTTTTTTAATTGCTAAATAATAAGCTAAACCTGCACACATACATGGTACAAATCTATAAGGAACATCAACTGCATTAGTGTAATCACCTGCATCTTGAATTCTACTTACATAATAATAATTAATAAAATTACCTGCTTCTGTACTTCCAGGAGTTAAGTATAAAGTTATAGTTACTTTATCAATAAATCTTTGTACAAAATATTGACTAGGTTGACCTGTGGAAGTTTTATTTGAAAGAGCTTGATATGCAGATCTATCTATTTTAGTTAAAGGTGAATCTACAGAAGATGCATTCCTATAAGAGCACTCCAGTATATCATCAACACCATATATACTAGTGGCGTCCGAAGTTCCATCAGAGCTTGAACGATACATTGTATAAGTTTGTTGACCATCGACTAAAGTAATTAAATTATTACCTACTTCCCAAAAATGTAATCCTCTATTAGACCATTCTTGGAACATGATGTTCAAAGATCTTCTTGCTGTTCTAATGTCGTAACCTGAATTTGTTTGTAGACCAATTCGTTCATACGCCTCTTCTATGATTTCGTCAATAGAAAAGTTTTTTTCGAATGTGGTTGTACCAGAAGTAGTGTTAGCCATTTAAGCTCCTTACTCTGCTGTTAATCCAGGTCCTGAATATTTGTCCGTCAATAAAGTAACTGCTGCTACAGTAAATGTAGAAACAAAAACACCTTTTGGAAATAATATTCCATCTTCAGGAAATGAAAAGTTAATTATATCTCCTGCAGGAACATCACCTTGAAATAAAGTTGTTCCAGTTGCGCTTGTAGTTTTTAGTATAACTGTACCAGATGTTGCTAGTCCAGCAACAATAATACCTTTTAATCTTACAGGTGGTGCAATAACTACATTTGAAGTAGCTGCTGCAATTCTTGTTGCTTGTATGTCCGCTTTAGCTGCCATATTTTTTCTCCTTAAATTTTGTAGGAGCCCCGAAGGGCTCCATTAATTATTATACGCCGTCAATGTCACTAGCTGGAGCATTCATTTGCTTCCAAGTAGTTCCATCAGAAAATACATATCCTGCTGCTGAAGAAATACAGTCGCTTGTGTAAACACAAACTCCTTCATTCTCAGTTGCTATTAAAACACCTGCAGAACTTGTAATTGTAGTAACATTTGTAAAAGCATATGGAGTTGATCCACCTTGCCCTGTGTCACTTTTGTTTACGCTAGGACCACCAATGAAACCGTTTAAAGCTATTACTGGACCATTAAAAGTTGTTTTTGCCATTTTATTATCCTCCTAGTTATTTGAATACCGTCTCTAGGCTGTCGACTATACGCGTCGATATTCAATTTTATGTATAGTGTTTATTTTATATATGAATTTTAAAAAAAGTGCAAGAAATCCCTATGATAAAAAGATCTTTTTTAACAATGTTAAAGTCCTAATTAACCAGCATAAAGATGGATTTCACCATCTCTAGGATTGTTGTGGACTTCCTCTTCTTGTTGTCTGATGATTGATCTAATAACTACTTTGATCTCATCACCTAAAACAGACATTTCTGGTGTTATTTGTCCTCTGTTTTCAAGAAACAACTCGTTCCAATTAGATTCGAGTTTCAGTTTCTTTGCGAACAGTACCATGTTGTCCTGAGCCATCATTAACCTCCTCATAGGTTATATAAAAACCATTTGAAGTACTAGTGTACTGCAGATCGTTTTTTTCCCATTGTATATCATTTTTTCCTATAAAGTCAATGATAGGTTTATGTAGTTCTTCAACATCACTTATCTCTGTTTGACTTTCTGTTTCAAACTTAGTTTGAAGGTATTTAGTATATATTTTTATTAAGTATTTATATTTCATCGGTTTCTCTTTCTAACAAAAAAGAAAGGGCCCGTAAAGGGCCCCTTCAAAATAATTATTACAAATAATTATGCTGCTCCTGGAGAACCGAACATACCTCTAGGGTCAGACCAGCCGAAGCTGTATCTTTCTCTAGCTTTGTATCTTACGTTTCCAGTATCAAAATCACCTTCCATAGAAGTTTTGATTGGTGATCTTACGAACATTTTCATACCATTAGGCACGTCTGTTTTGATAAAGAACGCATCTGTGTCTGTTAAGTAATTGTTAACAGTGTACCCTTGAGGGATCATTCCCATAGAGCCAAGTGCGTTAATATCATTATCAGCAGTACCAACTCTTTGAGATGATTTCATTAATCTTTCCGCTGTGAATTGTAGTTCACTTGGAATAATTAATTTCATACCTCTAGCTGCGATCTTAAGACCTCTTTCATCAGTGAAAGCTGCAATATCAATAAGAGATTGCTCTAATGAAGTTTCGTTTAAGTCCGCTGCAGTCGCTAATTCATTTCTGAATGAACCAGCAATTGTTGGGTGTGATTGATCTAATAATGGAACACCGTCACCACCTTGGAAAGATGTTGAAAATGCATTATTTAGAACGTTCGCCGCTTTTACTTGCTTAGTGTTTGCCATAGATCTTGCTAACGCTTTTGTATATCTAGAAGCTAATCTATCATACAAGTTGTCTTCAATCGCTTCTTCAGTGATTGAGAAAGCAAGTGCTATAGTGTCATGAGTGTATCTAGCAGTGAAAGTTTCTTGAGCGTTATCGAAAGTTACGCCTGATCCTTCAGGTTTAACCGCCGCATTAGCAAATCCAGATAACATCACTTCTTCTTCAAAAGCTCTGTCTGAATTTTCGCTGTCGAAAATCTCGCTGTGTTGATTCTCATATCTTTTGTACTCCAGACCGAATAAAGCATTCAAACCTGGTTCTAGTTCTTTAACTAGTTGTCCTCTACTTATCGCCATAGTTATCCTCCTTTATTAGATTCCGGCTGTGCCTTTAGCTAGATCATGTTCATTGATAGAAACAACTAAATTAACGTTAGCAGCAGTCTGATCACTGTTAGCGATGTCTTTTGAGATTCCTAAGATTCTCAAAGTAACATCTGCATCAGCAGTTACAGTTGCTTTGTTTAACATTACTTTAGAAACATAGTTAGCTGAATCACCAGCTAGGTATGTAACGTCTCCGTTTAAGAACACATCCGCTTGAGCAGCAGTTGAGTTACATTGTATTTCAAACCTTTCATAAGGGTCATCAGAAACGAATCCAACGATATCAGTAGCTGCATTTCCTGTAGCTAAATGATTTGCCCATCTAGGTTTGTTTGTAGTGTCAGTATAGAACACACCATTAAGTGATCCTAATATTGCTCCGCCTGCTCCCGCTACTGCTATAGTACCAGTTGCCGCCATTTTCACGGGGTCATTTTGGTAAATAGCTGTTGCACTCGCTGCAATACTATATTCACTTAAACCTTGGTTGTCTGCGTTCTGACCAACTTTTCCAATCGGTTTAAGACCGAAAGGTGCGTTTTGGTTTGCCATAGTTTTTTCTCCTTGGTTTATAGTTTAGTATCACGGTAGATTGGTATTGCTAAAAAATTATTTTTTAGTACCACCAAAAGTTACGCGACTCTGTCTATCACTATTGATAGGCATACTTGGGTGCTGTTCCTTCATAAGATCGTTGTTAACTGCTTCTTCTCGGTCATGAACCTGCTTAGCGTAGTAAGCATCTCTTGCCGCTGCAATCTCTTCCGGTATCCTTGCCAGCAATAGGCCTCCAACTCCGATCACTCCTGCGTATTTTCCTTCATTAACTGATGGATATTGTTGTTCAGGGTATTGGTCTGCTCTTACAAGCTCCCAACCACTTCGCAACTTACCTGACATGTTCTTTGTATCATCAAAGCCCATAGTCTCGGCTCTTATCCACCTATGTTTAAATCCGTCTGGCGCAGGTGGTGCGTCCAAGTTAGATGGTGGAGTCCAAGTCTGTGGTCTAACATCGTTAGCTCTTGACTGACTCGCACGAGGGGTCTTTATTTTATTTTCTTCACTCATATGCTTAAACCTCCTTCATGATTTTTTTTTGTTTTGCATAATCTTCCAATGACACTCCTAATTTTTTGGCGATAGCAACCTCAGTAGGGGTGAGCCTGATGGTTTTGCGACTTGTCTTCGTACTTCGCGTCGCCGACGCTACTTGCTGTACAGGTTTAGTCGTATTTTCTTCAACCTTACCTCCAGTTGTAGCAAATTTATGCGGAAATTCAAGTCTTATTCTTTTATCAATTTCAGCATAATATTCATCTGAGTTTGCATCGTACCCTTCTGATTCCAATTTACCATGGATGTCAAAAGCGGTGTATGTCATTGCACTATCAGTACCAAACCACTTGTTTTTAGCTCCCCATTCTTCTGCTTTAGGATCTACTTGTTGTGTTTGTTGCTGATAATTGTTTAAAACAGGCACTTCTCTCGAAGGTGCTTCTATTTTACTTTTTTCTTCTGCCATAAGTTTTGCTTCAGAAAGTCTAGCTTCCTCATAACCTAACATGGCAATTTGTTTATTTGCTTCAACTTCAGCAGCTATATCATTGTTTTCTCTAGCTGATAAAAGTTTAGCTTGTGCTGCATCTAAAGCGGCTGTTATCCTAGCCTCTCGATCCTTAACACCTGCTGCTTCAACAGAAGAATATTTTTTCTCGATAGCTTCTCTTTGATCTTTTTGAGTTTTAGCAAAAACAACAGCTTCATCAGCTTGTCTTTGTGCTTCTCTCCATTTCTTAGTTAGCTTCGCTATTCTTCTTTGAACGTCTTTACTATAATTCTCTAATTCTTCTTTCTTTTCGTTATCACTTTTTTCCTCGCCACTCGTCTCTTCAGACTCGGGGCTGGTAGCTTGTGACTCTTCTACTTCTTCCTTAGTTGTTTCGATTTCAGTTTCCTTTTCTTGGACATCGTCTTTTAATTCGATTTCCGTATCGGGTCCTGATGAATCAATATCAACCATAGGAATGTCTTTTTTGTTTTCTTCTTGTTCTTGCATAGTTCCTCCTATGTTATATGTGATGCAATACAGATTCTGGATCTTTTATAGTTCCAAGAACCTCATCGTCGTTAAGAAGACGGACTTCTCCACCTTCTATTGGTAAACGTGATCCAGCGTATCTTGCAAAGATAACCCAATCACCTTTTTTGCACCATGCGCCTGTAGGAAATTTATCTTCATCCTTATAAGCTAATGGTCCCAATTTTATTACGTAACCACAGTTAACTGCGATTCTTAATCTGTCTAATGTTTCCTGGGCAACTAGTATACCACCTTTAGTTTTTTCTTTTGGTGTAAAAGGTAAAACTAAAAGCCTAAAACCAGCAGGTTCAGGTAATTCATCTTGAATAGACGCAACGTTTGTTTCGTCAACTCTTTTTTCTTTTTCTTCCTTTTTTAATACTTCTTTTTTTTCGTCGTTGTATTTTTCTTCTAACGCAAGTCTAGTCTTCGGGACTTCCTGGTTGGAATTGGACGACGTTTTCTCTGTCTTCAGTTTCATTTTTTTGCTCCTTTGGATTTAGCAGGTTAGAGATTTCCTGATCTATTGTTTGATAGGCATGCGCCTGACCTAAAAGATATTTATAATTTTCCATATCTTTTACTCCACCAGCAACCATAGTTTCACCTACGGACTGATAAGAATTTCTTATAATTTTTCTTAATGTTGGTACAAATGTTTCTAACGTATTATAATCTGACATTTAACAATTCCATTTTCTAAGTGATTTAGATAATCTATCTTCACCTGTATTATTACTAGGCTTTTGTCTTTTTCTCATGCCTTTCATTCTTGCACAAAAAGAAGCTCTACGTTTAGCATCTTTTGAACCTTTTTTCAACTTAGACGGCTTAGTTGTCACAGCTGTTTTTAACTTGGAACCTGGGTTAGCTGCTCTGTAAGATGCAACTCCTTTAGCATTTAAGCCTCCAGATTTAGACTTACCTTCTTTTCTTTGCCATGCAGCAGTTCTTGCCATTATTTTTTCTTTTTAGCTGTCTTAGCTGCTCTTTTAAAATTAGCAGCAGTAGGTGCACCTTTAGTTCCAGGTTTTCTCATCTTCTCACCTGAACCTGCAGCTATTCTTTTTTTCTTCGCATGAATATTTGCGTACAAACCACGTTTAGCCATTATATTTTTTCTCCGTTTTTATTTTCTTTTTATCAGATCTGTTGCTTTAAGTCCATAGACGCTCGCTATGACCCCTACAAAAATTGTTTGATACCAAAATGGAAGTTGTGAAAAATATTCAAAGAATAGTTTCATTTTCTCCATTGCACTTGGGTCTTCTGAAAAGACTGCCCAACTTAACATTACGATAGGAGCCGACAATAAAAGCAAAATAAATTCGTCTTTCCAGTCCGAATTTCTAGATTCTAATAATTTACCTTGATATTCGGCTTCACCATTCGCCATTTTTTCTGCATGACGCATTTGTGCATCCGCCATTAACATTTTTGTCTTTTGACGGTTTTTAAATATGTGAGAGCCTGCTTGTGCAGCTAATTTAATAGCGCTGAACCACATAACTTAGTACCAAGTAGCAGTTTTCTTTTTATTAGCTAACATTTTTCCCATACCTTTAACTTCTACTGTTTGAGATTCATTAGGTTTAGTCATCTCAACGTCTTTAATATTAGAAGACATAGAATTAGATACAGATTTAGAACTTTTATTAGCTTTTGATTTATCTTTTTTCATATTAACCTTTTCTTTTTGATTTACCGGCTTCAGAAAGAGCTATTGCAATCGCTTGTTTAGGATTTTTTACCTTTTTCTTCGATTTACCGATGTTGAGTTCACCTTTTTTAAACTCCTTCATCACCTTTTTAACCTTTTTTTGTGTTTTTGTCATTGATTTTTTCATTTTACATGTCCTTTTTTAATTCAGCAGATAAAATTGTCTTTTCAATTGATGTATCCGCTCTTAAATTAGCTAAATCTTCGTTTTGTTGCATTTTTTGTTGGTCAGTCATTTGATTCATCATTGCTTTCATCTTATCAAGGTTAATTCTTTGATCAGATTCTTCTTTTTTTCTAGCATTTTCTTGTGCTCTAATATCTAACTCTCTTGCTCTTAGTGTAGCAATAGGATCATTATCAAATTGACTTGTTATTTCTTTTTCTTTTTTCATAAAATCTTCCATCATCTCAGCAATTAAAACTGCTTTTCTAGATTCAATTTTATCTACAGTCATTTTTATTTGTATTTGCATTTGTTGAGCTGCTTGAGGGTTTTGTTGCATTTGAGGATTTTGCATCATCATTTGCATTTGTTGAATCTGTTGCATCTCTTCTCTAAATTCAATTTCAACTTGCTCTTGAGCCATTAATGAAATGTGTTCAAAAATATTTTTTTCTAATGATGCCATTACAACTGGATTATTTCTAGCCATATTAGTTGCCATGAAGTTCATGTGAGCAGTAATGTGTGCTCTATGATCTTGTCCTGGAAAAGCTTGGAATGGTTTCCCTGCCAAAGAATCAATGTGTTCTAAAGCAGGGTCCTTTGGTTGTGGGGGTTGTGGTCGAATTAAAATTTTATCAATATCTTTAACACCTAAAGCTTCATACATATTTCTATAAACTTCATATTGATTATGAATTTGTGGGTTAGAAGTTGCCAGCTGCAACTCTGTCTGAGCGAGAGAGATTCGCTGTGTTTGTGAGAAAATGTTAGGGTCAGCAACTGGCAAGATATCTACTCGGTCATCAAAATCTGATTGTTTGATTGTTCTCTCTCCTCCAACTACATCGTAGGGATATTCTTCCGGTAGATAAAGTTTAAATACTCTTGCTAGTAATTTAAATTCATTTTTAAGTGATGAATAAATTCTTTTGTGAATTGCAGACATAGTTCTGCTACCTCTTTCCAACAAAGCTACGGTCGTTCCCACTGCTGCTTGTTGATTCCCATCACCTACTTGCATGTCGGCAATAGATGCAAATCTTTGCCCTGCGTTTACAACGACCCCCATTAATTGTAATAAAGTTTGAGAAGGCTCTTTGAATGGAAGCATCATAAATGAATCTCTGATATTTCCTCCTGGAGCATCAACGTCTCTAAATTCGCCTGGTTGGATTGATTGCGCATCATCTCTAATTCTTATACCTCTTTGTTTGAATCCAGCTGGCAGATTAGAAAGCGTTCCCGCATCTAAGAGCTGTCTTAAAGCTGCGGTTGCTGTTCTAGACAGTCCACCTATCATGTGGATTAAACCGAAACCATAGAAACCTAAACCTGGTAAAAATTTGAAATGAACAAAATAATTTATTTTTGTTTTCTTTGGATCATCTACTTCATAGTTTCTTTTAATAGATAAAATACTTCTTGAGCTTTCTTCTAATGTTACAATGTATGGAAGTTTAATTCCAGTAGGTTCTAAGTCTTCTCCAACGTCTTCAAAACCTTCTAAATCTAAATTAATGTGGTATTCTAATATTGTAAATACATCATCTTCTCTACCTGATTTAGTTCTACCTTCCAATTCCATTTCTTCTTTTTCAACTTCGGATTCATTGTCTGTTCCTGAAGTTAATTCTATATCTCTATAAAAACCTGCAACTTGTTGTTTTCTTAATTCATTACCTGATATTTTAATTCTATGAATAATAGCTTCAGCATCATCTAATGATGTTGCAGAATAAGGTACTACTAAATCATCTGCTGGTACAAATTTAGAAACTGCTCTTCCTAGTAATTCATCGTAGTAAACTTTTTTAAATGAAGATCCTGCTAGTGGTAGATAAAATAACATTTGATCAAACTCAGGTTCATATTCTTTCATTTGATCCATCAATTGATAGTTCATGAAATTTTTAACTCTTTTAGATTGTTGTTCTTTTTCAGGAGTTGGAGAACCCATAACTTGAGTTCTAACAGGTCCTTCTGCTGGTAATAATTCTTTATAAGCTAACGCTTGAAACTGTGTAACCGCTTCAGCTAAAACTGGATGTGTTGCACCTGATGCACCACTGAAGGGTTCTGTTCTTTTATCATATTTAAATCCTAAAAGATCTAAACCTTCTTTGTAAGCTCTTTCCCAATCTTTTCTTGAATTATTATATTCTTGGAAGTCTTGATAAAGATCACTTCCTAAAGTTCCTAATACTGAATCTGGTAAATGCTCAGCTAAATTATCATAATGATTTTCTGTTCCAGCAACAGACGCAATAGCTGGATCATAGTTTATATCAACTGATCCATCTTCGTTTTCTTGTATGTCAATAGGCTCACCAACTTCTGCTAACTCTTCTTGATCCTGTAATTGATCTTCAGCTATCTCAGCTTCAGAAGGTAGATTAAGTTCTTTTTCTATTTTGTTTGGAAGACTCTTGTCTATCTCTGCCATTTATTTTCTCCAGTTTTATTACTTTTACAGTATTATAATTAATATTCAACCCTTGTGATTGAGGCCCAGACTTTGGTGGTAGTAAATTAGTTTTAGGGTATTTATTCATTATTTTTTTCTAATTGCTTCAGGGACAGGAACACCTGCTTCTTCAAATATATCATCAGCAATACCAGACATCTCATCAACAACCTCTCCTGCATATTCTCTATCAGTTCTTAAATAAGCTGTGCCTTCTTCATACTCATCAGGAATTGGTCCAGTCATTTCGTCAGCTTGACCTTTTCCAGGTTTATAACTCATGTGAGTTTCTTCAACTAAAGGGTTACCATAGTAACTAGGTGCATCAACATCATCAACCAGTTTCATTCTTTGAATATCAATTTGACCTGTAGCTGTATCTTCCACTAATTCAAAATCTTTATATTTTTTAACAGATTGTCTTTCTGCTAAAGCACCTGTTCGAGTCACATCATCCCCTAATAATTTAATTTTATTAACTAGATTCCAGAAATGTGCTGGAGCTCCTGCAATATTTTCTTGAATTACAGGTGCTGCACTTTCTACCACTTTTGCTACAGGTTTTGCAAATTTACCAAGAAAAGGAATAGATGCAATACCACCCATTAATTTCATAAAAGTTCTTCTATTCATTTTTGGATCTTTAGGATCACCACCATCAGCGAAACCAACACGACCTCCTGCTGCTAAAAAATTAGTGGTTTGAATAGGTGTTCCCATTATTTTATTTTTAATTAAATTCATAATTCCTTCTCGCTCTTGCGCTCTAATATCATCAGCTTGTTTCATTCTCTCATCAATAATTCTTTGTTCATTAGCTAACTGTGTTAGTTGTGCTTCTGTATTTTCTTGTCTGGGTGCTAATCCCATTAAACTTTCATCTAAAGGATCTTGTAACGAAGCTTCTAAAGATTTTTGGTAGTTAATATTTTTTTGAGCTTCTTGTGCTTCATCTGAAAGCGCTGCATATTGTATTCCTTTTCTATACAAAGGATCTAATCCAAAAGTTCTTGCAAGTAGTTCTAGAGCTGATCTTCCTTCCTTAAGTCCAACACCTGTATCATAAACAGTATAAGCTGCTCCTGCTATTGGTAGTGATTTTAAAGCAGCACTACCTAATCTTAGTTTCATTAAATCTTCAATTGTAGATGAAACATAATCTGCAGCTTTATTCATTCCTGGAATAAATTCACTTTTAAATTTTGGAGCATTGTTTACTAGTTTTTGAATATCCGATGTTTTAACATCTCTAGTTGGTAAACCTTTTGATCCTGCAATAGATTTTTTATAATCTATTCCTACAGGTTCTGCAGTTAAATCTAAAACTGTTCCATACTCGTCGAATACTGGAGTAAGTTTATTAAAACCAATTAATCCTTTATATTTTTTAGGTAAATCTTTTTTTATTGTTTTAAGTAAATTATTTAATTTTTCATTTATATCATCTAATCTATCCAATGAATTTTTTTTACTAAAATCTAATAGAGTTGCTTCAGTAGTTAGTCTGTTTATTTGTTTGTCATATTTAGACATCTTAACATTCATCTTTTTACTAATGACCGCAAGATCTCCAGTATTAATATCTACATTTCCTGCAAGGGGTAGCATGTGGTGAACTTGGTATCCTTTAGGGGCTTTGACATTGTATTGTCTTCCTTCTTGTCTTAGTATTGATTCTTTTCTCTTAGT